TGTTTTAACATATTGTTTTACGGTTTCAATATCTTCTTGATTAAGATTCTTTTTTGTTTCAACAATCAGGTGACCCTCTTTTGTGTAGTAAATCTTTTGACCATATTCCATTGGTTCAGGAAGTTTGTCTACTTGTGTTGATTGTGAATAAATCTGTGTAGATAACAACAATGTAATTATTATTAATATTTTTTTCATAAAATTATTAGATTGAGATTGAATCTATGGTTTCAAAATTACCATTTTTGTAATTATCTTCAGGTGTTGATTTACCTATTTGTAGTTCTCCTTCAAAATAGTTTTGATAAGAACCCCAATATTCTTCCATTGACCCGTGTTGTAATTCACCCAAAGCATTATTAGTTTCTTCATCAAATGGTGGTTCTTCATCACCATTGGTCCATTCATCTAAATTGTCGTAGATGTATTGTAAGAACTCTTCTTCAGTTTCACCCTTGAAGTCAGGGAATTTTTCGCTATCCAACTCTACCGGAGTGTTTGCGTTGTAGGAGGTGTAATACTCCGTTTTTCTAAAATGTGATTTCATATTTATCGTTTTAATATTTCTTTATTATAAAAATCTTCAAATCCAAACATCATTTCTGTCATAGATTTATTTGTATCTAATCCAACGATGTTGTCAATTAAACCAAATTCTTTTGCCTCATCCGAGTTGAACCATTTGTCATTTCGTGATGACTCATACATCTCGTCAAATGTTTTTCCACAATTTTCCGCCAAGATTTTGAATAACATATAGTTATACTTCTCTGCCTCTAATTGGTTGATACGAGTGTCCTGAACATTTCCTGATGTCCCGTGAGACACCATATGCGTCATAATTTTTGAAAAGATTAATGAACTTCTTTTTCCTTTGGCCCCTGACGATACTAATACGGAACCCATAGACGCACACATTCCAACATTTAATGTTGCAATATCCGGTTTAATGTAGTTCATTGTGTCTCTGATACCTAACCCTGATAAAACACTTCCACCCGGAGTGTCAAGATACATACTAATATCCTTTTTATCTGTCGTTTCCAAGAAGATAAGTTGTGCTTGGATGATTGATGCCATCTGACTCTCAACCGGTCCGGAAACCCAAATAATTCTGTCCATCATAAGTCGGGAGAAAATATCAAGTTGAGTGGCTCTCATTTCTCTTTCTTCCAAGATGTATGGTGTTACACCCTCAATATGTTTTTCAAAATAATCTAAGTTAAGTCCGGACACACCTTTCTCACTCATTGCAAATTTTCTAAACTCTTTTCCGTAATTCATATTATGATTTTTTGGTTTTCTTTCTTTTTTTAGGTTTTAGGGTTGCGATAGCATCTGAGGATATATCAACAGAACCTTCTTCCATACCATACACGTCAACATTAATTTTTAATTTAAGGTTGTTATTTTTAAGTTGTTTAACTATTTTACGTTTTAGTTTTGATTTGACTTTACTTAAATTCAAATCAACTAATACATCAAACCCGGGTTTTGCTACATTTTCACTCATTACGCTTTTTGTTTAGATGGAACAATAGTTGATGCTTTTGCCACGGCAGCCTCTTTGGATTTTAATCCTTTCTCAATAAGTTTTCCGTTTTTGTAGATTCGGTAATCAAACGTCATCGAATATCCGTGTTTTTTTGTTGTATCCGGTTTTTTTGTTGCTAATACATAAATGTCGTTAAGACCTGCTTTAACAACATACTTCCCTTTTGAACTTGGTTTTCCCATTTTTAAATGTTTTAGATTATTAATATTGGACAAAGATATACAAAAAATATTATTGCAACAACTTTTTATTAAAAATATTTTTATTATATTTGGGTTATTATGGAACAGAAAAAATTTGAGAAGATATTAAACTTATTATATCCAGACCTTAAAGTGATGGACTATGCGTTATTTGAAAGGTATGACGTTGGTGAGGATGGTAAATTTGAGAATAAAATAACTTCAGCAATATTTGTTGTGGTTAAAGGTAAGTTTGAAAGTATTGGTGTTAGTATTAGTGAAGATATTACACGTATGACCGGTATTGAAGTTGTGGTAGATAAATTTGAATAAATGGATAAGAAACCGGATTTAGTTGTTTGGAGTGAAAATAATGGATATGACGCAAAATTAAAGTCGTATCCAACAAGTGCCGGGGGTCAAGGTTTTGATTTACCCAATGTTCCGTTATTTAGAACTCAATCATCAAAAAAGATGATGGATGTCTTTAATAGAGAACAACAAGAAATAAGAGAAAGGATAGAAAAACTATATGATGAGTATAATACTTCGATTATGGTATGGGAATCTAAAATTTCTTTTGAGCCAATAGTTGGAAAGTCATATTTTTTATATAACTTTGCAGGAGAATTAACATTATCATTAATCGCACCAAATGAATGGGGTCGAGAAAAAGACTTTATAGGTGAATACATATTAAATTCAGATAACAAATGGATAACAAAAGAGAAGAAATCGTAAAATACCACTTGTCAATGGGACAAGAAATAAGTGAGGTTGAATTAAACGAAACAATTACAATGAGTGACTTTAATGAATTCTTACTTAAAGTCGTTGAATCTAAAGTAGGTTTAAGAAGAAAAATAGTTTCGGTTGAAGAATATTTAAAGACAATAAAAAATGTGTAAGAAATCCTGTAAAGAATGTCCTTGGATAGTTAGGAATAAATTTAATGATATGATTATCGGACATTCAATGAAACACGACAAGTCCCACAATTGTCATATGATACCACCGGATAAAAGAGGTGGTCTGTGGGAAACAAAAGAAGAAACTAAATGTATTGGTAGAAAACAATTTGAAAAACAACAAGAATATGAAAGCAACATTATCGTATAACTTAAACGACCCGGATGACAGAATGGCTCACTTGAGAGCGGTTAAATCTTTGGATATGGCATCCGCATTATTTGATATAACAAGAAACTTAAAAAATAAAATTGAAAATCGATATGAAGATATTGATAACACAAATAATGATGTGTTTGACGGGATTGATGCTGTTTTTGATGAAATTTATGATATTTTGGAAGATAACAACATAGATATAGACGAATTAATAAATTAATGATATGGAAAAAACAGAATTAGAATTTGTGTATTTTATGAGAGGTACATCAGGGTCGTTTATGTCAAATTTATTTCAAACTATTTTTAGTGCTGATTTGGAAAATATGAGAAAATTATCGTTAGGGTTTCCTAATGAAGTTGATGTGGTTCATAGATATCAAAATGAAGAAGGTTATTGGCAAAAATTACAAAAAAGATTAGAGTAAGATGAAAAAGTTAATTATATTATTAAGTTTAGTGTTAACATCGTGTTATGTTCCTGAACTACGTGAAGGGCCGATTAGCAATACTGGACCAATCATTATAACTCCACCATCTAACGGTGGAACAACAACAACCCCAACATTGGTTGGGCAAACTTGGCATATATTTTATTACCGAGTTGGGCCAACTAGTCAAGTAATGATGACTAACGACACGTTGGTGTTCTTAACCTCATCAACATATAAGTTTAATGGTTATCAATCAACATATCATTTAACACCAACCGGGTCAGGATATAACTTAAGTTTATATGAAACAACTTGGGGTAATTTGAGTGGTTCAATATTATCAAACAATATTACTCAGGGACAAATATTGGGAACCAAGTTTGTGGATATCTCAACCGGGTCATCAAATACTACGGAATATTACTTATGGATGAATAAATTATAAAACTATGAAAAAAATACTATTGATGTTCCTAATTGGAACGATGACAATGTTCTCACAAACAATAAAAGTGAAAGGGGTGACATTATCTTATGATAAGGTTAAGAAAATTATGACATTGACAACCACACCAAAGGTTATGTATACGAATGATGCGGATATGGATGTGAAAATTGTAATTAATAAAGAGTTTGCGCTTAAAATGACAATTGGTGGTGTTAATTATTCTGTAACTGAGGCGTTTTTTGAGCATTCGGGTCACGTAAGAGATATGGGTTGGGTTTTTATGACGTATAAACCTAAAGGGTGTAAGGAAATTAAAAACAATTATGTTTTTCAGTTCACAGGTGTTGAACCCGGAGAATATATTCTGACCGTGAGTAATGTGTGTGATGAGAAATATGTGACCAACGAACAAACAATGTCAATTCAAATTAATTAATATGGATAACAAAATTTACGAATACATAAAGAACGGAATTACAATTGATGGTAATCCAATTGACGGATATAAGGTTTTTACCATCCCAACACAACATTTCAAAATTGATTCTTTACATCAATTAACACCGGAAGTGTTTGAAGAAGCGATTAGAAAACAGAAAGAAATAGAAAACTTAGTTATTGAAATGTTTAATGAGGTTAGTGATGAAACAGGTATTGAAATTGATTGGAGGGGTTATCTTCTGTTCAATAAATTTATGGAGACATCTAAAGGTGACCCCGATTTAATTTGGAACAAAGAACAATTTGTTAATATGTTATTAACCGATGATGACTTCTACCAAGAGTGGGGTGAGAATTCTTGTGTGGAATTGACTTATGAAGAAAGATATAAATATTGGTTTTCGCATAACTATGAAACAGGAATGGAGTATTATCCTGATAATGTTCCCGATTTTGATAATGATTATTATGAACCAACACCAAAAAGAAAATTAAAATAAAATGGAATTAAGTGTAATGGAAAGGTATGTTGCATTCATCTGTAGTGAACTACCAAAAACAAGAAGAGTATTATTAAACCCCCCACCTCCAATGGAAAACGGAGAGTATGGGTATAAGAGAATGAGTAAAATCGGACCTCACGTTTATATGGAAACAACGATTGAGATTGTTGAGACATATACTCGTTCTGCTAAGTTGTGTGTCAAATTTGAGGATTATCAAATGAACGATATATTCTATATGTCCCGTCATAAGGGACCGGATAAACTATTAGAGGAAATTGACAAGAAGATTGATAAGATTGTTAATAGAACCTTGATTGATGATGGAAGACAAGAATGGGTTAGAGAACAATATAAAATCAAGAGTGATGATTTCCCATTATTTAAGTTTCGTCCGGGAGTTGAGGTTGATGTCTATGGTGATTTGTATGAGAAGTATGAGAACAAATATTACAAAGGACAGGCATTTGGGTATAAAAAACTAAATGACAATGAGTTTTCACCTGACCTAAAATTATCACAAGAAGAATTTATTGAGAAGTTAAAAACCGACGAGGAGTTTAATAAAAAGTGGGGTGGTATGAGAGAAAATATTTTAGAGTAATGGATAAAAAATTAGAAAGTGATTGGAAATCTTATTCTGAAACATTATCTTTGTCCAAAGAAATATATTTGGAAGTATTTGGTGAGCCAAAGACCCACGCAGAATGGGCGGATAGTTTCAATAAAGTAGGAAGAATAAACAGATTAATAATAAAACACGCAAATGGCAAAATACGAGAATAAAAACAGAAAACCCCACTTAGGATTACTAAATTTTGAGGGTGACACATTCAGGGCATACAAACTTGGTGTCTCTGATTACGTAATCGTGGATGACCAACACGAGATAATTGAATTTACCAATACAAAAGGTATAATCTACATTATGAATGGGGGAAAAACTCTAACAACTAGTTACGGGAGAACATATACCATTCCAAACGAACACGAGAATGCAAGACCATCTGACGAACAATTAAGAAGTTTCTTGGGATTGTCTTCTTTGGAAGAAGAAGAAGATGATTTGGAACTTTGGGAATCCGTTAGATATAGAATGGATGAAGAAGGGTTTGACTATTGTTTTGAGGGCTATAGTCATTGGGAAGAAATCAAAGATGAAGAATTCCACCGGTTGAGAAAAGAGTTTTTAAGAACGATGGAAGAACTAAGAAACTATATTGAAAATAAAGTTGATGAAGGAAGACAAAAAGAGTGGGATGGTGAATAATCCACAAGTAATTCACGATGAATTGTGGGACTATTATAGTGGTTTACCAAACCCGATGTGGTATCAACATATTGAAGAACTAAAAGATTAGGAAGAAAATACAAGTGATAGTGATGATACTGAAATTACTACTCAATAAAATAAAACGAAAAAGAAAAAGTATATGGGATTTATAGATAATTTAATACAAGAAGGTGAAGACCAACTCAAACATTATAAAGAAACAAAAGAATCTTTTTTATCTGACCCAAACATACCAGAGAAGTTAAAAGAAGCCTATATTGGTTTAGGTGAAGCTTTAAAACCGATGCTAGAGTTATTATATAAAGAAAAAAATAGAAAACAAAATGAATAAATTAGATAAACAATATACAGACCTACTTCAAGATATTCTTGATAACGGCACCCCTAAATCTGACCGTACTGGTACAGGAACAATCTCAGTATTCGGAAGACAAATCAGACATAAAATGTCAGAAGGTTTCCCATTACTTACGACCAAGAAGATGCCATTTAAAACAATTGTAACAGAACTACTTTGGTTCTTACGAGGTGATACCAATATTAAGTTTTTAGTTGATAATAATTGTCACATTTGGGATGGAGACGCTTATAAACGATATGAAAATAGTTATGCTGCTTGGGTTGGAAATTCTTCGTGGTCAAATAATGCTGAGCCTTGGGATATGGAAAACTTTATTCGACTAATAAAAGAAGACGAGAGGTTTTGTTCCATATTTGGTGAGTTAGGTCCAATTTACGGAGCACAATGGAGAAATTGGGATGGTTATCATAATGCAATTGGTGAAGATAATAGATTCATAAAAAATATGAATGGTATAGACCAAATCCAAAACCTAATCAATGACCTTAAAGCGAATCCAGACAGTAGAAGATTGATGGTTAATGCTTGGAATGTTGGAGAATTAGACCAAATGGTTCTTCCACCTTGTCATTATGGATTTCAAGTTTATACAAGAGAGTTGAGTGAAGATGAGAGATATAATCTACTTTCAGATAATGAAAAGAAAAGTTTTATAGTTGCAACCAACCCTGAAGTAAAATATGGTGAAGAAGTAAAATATACATTAGACACATTCTATAAACATATACCAACCAGAGCAATATCTTTAATGTGGAATCAACGTTCAGTAGATACAGGATTGGGTTGGAGTTTCAATATAGCGTCTTATTCATTACTTTTAATTATGTTAGCAAAACAAGTTAATATGATTCCGGATGAAATAATATGTAATTTAGGTGATGTTCATCTTTATTCAAATCATATTGAACCAATTAAAGAACAATTAGGTAGAGAACCATTTCCACTACCAAATGTTACATTATCAGATAGAATTGTTAATGATATTTCTGAATATACTTTAGAAGATATTAGATTGGAAAATTACCAATCTCATCCAACCATAAAGTTACCACTATCTAATTAATTTTTAGGACTACCCTTTAACTTTTAACATTTTAATGATATTTATATTAAAAGGTAGTCCTATGATTGGTATTTATAAAATTACAAATAAGAATAACGGTAAATCATATTTTGGTTCATCAAAGAATATTGAAACCCGATGGTTAACTCATAAAAATCAATTAAAAAATGGTATACACCATAATATATATTTACAAAGAACTTGGGATAAGTATGGTGAAGACATTTTTGTTTTTGAGATTGTTGAAGAATGTGATATAAATATTTTACTTGAAACCGAGCAGAAGTATTTAGATTCTAATCCGGAATATAATATTGGGTTAACCGCTAGCGGTGGTGATAATATTAGTAAAAATCCAAATAAAAAGGACATTATTAGTAGAATAACTAAATCGGTTAAAGATAGGTATGATTCTATGACTGATGATGAAAAAAAAATGAAACATTCTCAACCTATGGAACAAAACCCAAATTGGAGAGGTGGTACAAGTTTCAAATATTGTGAATGTGGTAATAGAATAGGTTATGGTAACATTTGTTGTAGTAAGTGTAGACCAAGAACTGAAAGTAATAATCCTTTTTACGGAAAAAACCATACAGAAGAAACTAAAAATAATTTAAGAGAAAAAAGATTGGGTGTTTATAACGGAAACCAAAATATCCCAATAATAATTGATAATGTTGAATATAGGTCTTCAGGTGAAGCCTCAAAGATACTTAATATCCCAATGGTTACAATTCGTTGGAGGGTTAGAAGTAATAATAAAAAATTTAATAATTACCAATATAAAGAATAAAAAATATGGAACAAAATATAAGAAAATATACCCACGAAGAAAGAACAGAATTGTTAAAACAAGCGATGGGGGAAGAAAGATATAATAAAGCGGTCGATGAGTTAATGCCGTTTGGTGGTGGTATGAGTGAATATTACGACTTTTATAAAATACCTTATAACGTAATAGAACCTTTAAGCAATTAAAAATGTTAATTCATATTCAGACACAGGAATTAGAAAAAGAGTTTATAAATCCGGTTAAAAATGGGTTTGTGTCTCATCCGGCAATTGATTACCAAACAAATGCCATCCACGCACAATACGAAGGAAACGATGTTATCATCTTTAACTTCAAAAAGTATGGATGGTTAAACGATAACAGATTTAACACCTACAACCTATCATTAGGTTCAGCAGGTATAACAATTGAAATATTATTATGAAAAGTCCATTAACCGGAAGAGAAATGAAACTAATGTCGGAACCATCCACATTAAATTACAGAGGAAAACAATACAATGTGAATCACCACTTCTACCTATGTGAATTATCAAACGAACAATTCACAACAACTGAGTTGGATGAAATTAATTTACAAGAACTAAATAAACAAGTTAAACTTTATTTTTTAGAGGAGAATGGTTTTTTAGAAAATGACAAGGGAAAAATAAATATATCAACCTTATATGAAGGAAGAACAAAATACAGAATTGGAGAACAATAATTACTTTAATAAGAATAAAGTAAAAATTAATAAAATTGTTAAGGAATATGAAAACGCCACCACAAAAGAAGTTTGGGAAGGTGTAAGAGATAATTTTACATTTGGTTTAATAGGCGCTACTTTAGTAGTTTTCATTGCAACACGGACAGATATTGCAGTTTTATTGGGATATATAATATATTACTTCTTTATGGGTAAGATTGTAAACCGACCAAAATATGTGACTGATTTGGGTAAATTAATTGTATTTCCGATACCGTCGGCGTTAGGAGCCTTTTCTGGATATAAATTAAGTTATGTCCTATTACATTTAATATAAAAAAAACCTCACTTGAGGTTTTTTTTTATGCTAAACCTAAATCTGAATTTCTAATTACTGATGCAACTTTGTCTTGATGTAATAAAACACTGTTTTTTCTATCAGAGATAGCTTGGTTAATTAATTCACTATCAGATTTACCGGATTTAACACCATCCTCTAAACTTTTTGCGAATTTTTTAAAAAATCCGGGACCGTTCCAACTAGCATATGCAAAGTGCATTAATAAACTATCATTATTTTCAACACGTTCTCTAAGTTCGGGTGAAAAATAAGTTTTTGAATTTATATCATATTGATTTTTCATTATTTTTGCAGCTAAAGTTTTTAATTCGTTTTCTAAATGACCACCTCTGTAAAGCCATTTCCAAGTTTTACAAAACTGTTGCATACCTAAATCATTTTTTTCTTTATCAATAAGTCTAAAAAATTCCTTACCCTCAGGTGTACTTTCAATGTTACCATTGTATCTGTCAAGACCAAACATAGTTTCTGTTGATTTACCCATCCCTCTAGTTTGATGACCACATTTAGGATTCCAATAACCACCTTCGAATTCATCAATTACTTTTTTGGTTACATTTTCCCATTTAGAATCAACAGACCCTGAACTTGTGTTATACTCATTATCGTTTTTAAAATCTGAGTCTAACATTTTAAGAATTGAGTCCGCTAATCCTTGAAGGATGTCTCCGGCTTGTTCATTCAGATTATATAATCCTTTAATTTGACTTTTTTCTTCTTCAGAAATTATAAATTTTTTAGACATATGAATTTTTCTTTTATTATAAATACTAACAAACTTTAATATATTTATAAATATGAAAGTTACAATTAAACATATTGATTCTGATGTTCCGGAGGAGAATTATAACTTCTTTAATAATTTCATTAAATACCTTCAAAAACTATATCCGTTAAAACATAATGTTACAATTAAGTTTGTTGGAGAAAGGATTGGAAATATGACCACAGGTCAAAGAAATGTTAAAAATGAATTATTAGTTTTATCTAAAAACAGAATGAATAGAGACATTTTAAGAACACTTGCCCACGAATGGGTTCACGAATATCAGAGAACAATTTTAAACCGAGATAAAGGTCCGGATATCGGTGGTAAAAATGAAGATGAGGCAAATGCTTTATCGGGTTCTATAATGAAAAAATACGAAAAAAAATTCCCTAAAGACGAAAAAAAGATGTATGAATAATCATACACCCTTTATATATACCCAATTTTTCTGATAGTTTTTATTGTTAACACAGAACGACGCATATCCATTAACGATTGGTCTCCCGGTGTTGTAGTAACCACAAACTAATTTCCAATTACCATATCTATTATGTAACTGATGAAGTAATTTCATACTAGTTCGTATATTGAGTTCAATATTATTCTTCAGATTTTTTTTAGATATTTTCTGATTATGAACATCATTTGCCGTTGCTGGCATAATTTGCATTGGTCCTACAGCTCCGGCATAAGATGTTTGTCCAGGTTTATATTTCCAATCAAATGGACCTTTATATCTTGTTTCTAAATAAGCCACGTTAAAGGCAATATGTTTTGGTATTTCGTAGATATCTGAATAATGGTCGATTAACTCATACATCTTTAACGGAGTTGGGGAACTCAAATCTGAGTTCCCCAATTTAGAAAGTTCGATACTTGGATTTTTCTCCACTTTATTGTTCATAATTTTGAACGAAGTTGTTAACACAATCGTAGACAGAATTAATGTCGTAAATAAGATTATTCCACGTATTTTCATAGTTTTTATTTTATAGTTGATGTCGAAACAGTATTGTTTTGACCCCATACGTTTTTGGCGTATAGTTTAAAAATAGTTTTACCAATTGAATCTTGGTATATACTATAATTACCTGTTTTTTTCTCAATAACAATTAAATGGTTGTTTTCGTCGATTGCTAAATTAACTTCTGACTTCACAATTGTTCTAACTTGAACCTTTGATGCTTTGTTTTTATTGGTCATTTGATTGTAGAAAACCCCCACAAAGAACGCCGCAACGACAGAACACAAAATAATCCCATAAATTGTTACACTCTTAAAAAATGGTGCAACTTTTTCTTTCAACTTCTTAAATTTTTCATTCATAATTTTAAATTTTAATGTTTAAACAAATATACAAATAAAAAATTAAACTAACAAATTTATTAACAAAAAAAAGTTAATATCTCATTACGAGATACTAACTACTTCTAAATCAAATATAAGATTTTTACCTGCTAATGGGTGGTTTGCGTCTAAAGTAACAGTTTCTTCATTTACCGCAATAACTTGAACGTTAACCGGTCCTTGAGGTCCCATACCTTGTAATGACTCACCTACTTGAATCCCTTCAGGTACGTTTGTTTTTGGTACTTCATTAATAAATTCAGGTTTTGGTTCTCCGTAAGCATCTTCTACTGAAATCTCAATTGTTTTTTTCTCACCTTCAGACATATCAATTAATCCGGTCTCAAATCCTTTAATAAGTTGACCTAAACCTAATTCAACTTCTAACGGCTCACGACCTTCCGCAATTGATGTATCGAAAACTGTTCCATCTTCTAATCTTCCTGTGTAATGTACTTTTACTTTACTTGTTGTTTCTACTTTTTTCATAAAATTAAATGTTTTTAATAATTATAAGGTTATTAAAAATAAAAATCAAACATTATTGATTAAAAAACAAATTATTCTTATAATTATAATTATAAATTAACCCCCTAAAACCCTTATAATTATATGTCAAACGAAGAACACGTTGAGGAAATGTACTATTTCGCTCACCTTTCAGGAGTATTTAAAGAATTTTCAGATGAAGTAACTAAATTTAGAAATAATGACCCTAAAAAACATTTTTCGGAGGTCGTTGAAGACGTGTTTGATAATTTTGTTAATGAAGGATTAATTCAGGGTGACTTAAACTTATTTATTTAAGGTCAATTGATGATGTGAGGTTAATATTTTCTTTATAACCCATATATTTCCAACTTTCTATCACTAAAAGATTCATTCCATCCGGAAATGACTCTTTACATAATTCAGGGTCGGTTGTGAGTAATTTACAATCGATTGTGAATGATTTATTATTGGTGGAATATTTAATAAAATTAACCACAATAACACTATCGACACCAAATAGTAAATCAATGTCGTTTCTCAGGATGTGATTGATAAAAAATTCAAAACATTTCTTCATATTAGTAAATATAGGTTAAAAAACCTGTATTTTAAATTGAGTATTTGATTTATATAAATTTATTAGATATTATTAAATAAAAAAACTATGTATTTAAATGTAATTTTAACAATTTTTGTAATTGTTCAGATTATCACAATGGTGTTAATCTACAAATGGTGGAAAAAATATGGTAGAACCTTATTTAAAACATTTACTCAAATAAAAGGTATGTCTCCGGGAGGGTTTAATCCAAGTAAAATGCCGGATATGGGTCAAATGATGAAACAATTTGAGTCTATGACTAAAAATATGGGTAAATTTAAATAATGGACCTATTTCATATTCACCAAGAGTTTAATTGGGTTAATAAAGTGTTATTTTCATCCAAAACTAATAATCATATTGAATGTAGTGTTAACTTATTCAATAATTTTATGAATAAATGGCGTTTTGAGATGACTCAGGACTTAAAAATCACATTATCTAATGATTTTCATATAAATTTAGAAAAACAAAGTGAAAAAATTGAAAAAAATGGTGTTATAATGTGATTTATCACTATTTTTTTTTATTTTCACCTATATTTATAACTTCTATCACTCACATCAGAGTGCCTACATATCTTTCCCCAAAAAAGATGTTAGTTTTTTATTAATTTCTTTTTTTATTTGAAAAAATATCTTATCTTTGTAAAAAATATTAAAAATGGAACCGGAAAAAGACATATTCGAACAGTGGGCGGACAAAAGAGACAAAGAATCGTGGATTATGAGAAAATTACGATTTATTCCTTTATGGTGGAATCACGAAGGTAGATATTACCACAAATACGTTAAATACGGGGTAAAAAACCTAATTTATTGGTTTCCAATTATATGGAAAGACCGAAGTTGGGATAGTAGTTATATTTTTGATATAATAAAACATAAATTAACCTCACAAGCCGATTATATTGGTCGTAGGGGTTACCATACCCGAGCACAACAAGATGCAAAAAGAATGAGTTTGTGTGTGAAATTAATGGGGTTGGTTCAAGAGGAGTTTTATTCGTCAGAATACTCCGATTATCATAAAACCAAACATTGGTTTGCTGATATTGATGAAAAACCGGGTTATTCTTCTTGGGAATCACAATTATTAGAAGAGAATTTTGATGATTACTTCAAAAAATATCCATTAATTTACAAAAGAGTAATTAATGGTGAAGGTGTTTATAACAGAGAAGGTCGTGAGGAAGATAAACAAATTATTGCAATGAATATTGGTCACATAAATCACGATAGAGCAAGAAAATTGTTATTCAAAATAATGGAGTCAGAAATTGAAAAATGGTGGGATTGATATGAGCACATTTGATGAAGTCCGGACCCAAGTTGCCGAAGAACTCAGAGGTAATTTGACTGTTGAAGAATATAAAGAATTAATCTCCCTTGAATATGTTTTAACTTGGGGATATGATAATCCTGAAGATGAGGGACGTTATAAAGAATTAAGAATTAAAAAAAAATAAGTTATGTGGGAAGTTTATGGAATAATGTTTTTTGTACTTTTAGGTATTGTTGCATTATGGGTTAAAGGTATTGACAATATGCACGAAAATCATCCTGACTATAAGGGTGAGGATTGGTTAAATTGGGGGGACGATAATGACGACTTTAAAAAAGAAGACGAAAAAGAAAAAAAATAGAAATAATGAGAGTAACATTTATAAGTGATACGCACAACAAGCACAAACAAGTAACCACCGATTTACCGGGAGGAGATTTACTAGTTCATAGTGGTGATTTAACATCTATGGGTTATGAACACGAAATCAGAGAGTTCTGTAAGTGGTTTAACAACATAGAAGGTTATACTCACAAGGTATTTATTGCCGGGAATCACGATTGGGGATTCCAAGATAACGTTGATAAGGTAAAAGAGATATTAGATTTTTACACCGGAATCACATATCTTCAAGATAGTGAATTGGTGATAAAAGTTGGAGATGAAAGAGAAGTTAAAATCTACGGAAGTCCTTGGCAGCCTTGGTTCCACGATTGGGCTTTTAACCTTCAAAAAAATGGTATAGGTTTAGCGGGTAAATGGGAAGGAATCCCTGATGATACTGACATATTACTTACTCACTGTCCGGCATTTGGAATATTAGACACCGTTGACGGTAGAAGACACGATAATTTGGGTTGTGAGTTATTAGTTGAAAGATTAGAGAGATTGAATGTTAAACTTCATAATGTTGGTCACATCCACACCGGATATGGTTACGTTAGAAAAGGAGATACTCACCACTTTAACTCTGCGGTATTAGATGAGAGATACATCTACACTCAAAAACCGATGAATATTGATTGGAACCCGGATACAAACGAAGTTGAGTTTGTGTAATGAAAAACCCCCATTAAACGTGGGGGTTTATTTTTTATCCGTTCATTATCTGTTGCAACTGAGCCATTATTCTTCCTTGTTGTTCTTGAAGTTTTTGGATTTTGTTAAGTTGTTCTTGATTTAAATCTAGACTCTCACCTTTAATTGAGGCAATTTCATTAGCAATTCTATCGAAACCATACGTTAGATTACTGTACTGTTGGGCTTTTTGTTCTTCGTTCATACAATAATTTAAACCAATAAAATAAAAAGTAAAACATATTGACTTTTTATCTGAATATAGTATATTTATTACCAATGACGAGATACAAACTATACACACCAAACAATTATATTACTTAACAAGTAAGTCCCTATTTTATTTAGGGACTTTTTTTTGCCCATACGTGAACAATAAATAAACATAAATAAAACAAAAATGAAAAACACAAAAACTTACCACGAGTTGGTACAAAAAATGAGAACGTTCTTTGTAAATAAGAACTTTATTGAGGTTCCATCTCAATCACGATTATCTATTTTAGCTGCTTGCGAAAATCCACATTCAGTAAAAACATTTGAATATAGTGGAGAAATTTGGCCATTACCGCAGACAGGACAAATGTGGTTGGAATATGAATTATTACAAAATCCTGAATGGGATGGTGTATTCTGTATTTCAACATCATATAGAGAAGAAAAGAATCCAATCCCGGGTCGTCACGAATTAATCTTCCCAATGTTTGAATTTGAATCAAAAGGAACTATGGAAGATTTAGTTGCGTTAGAACTTGAATTGTTACAATTTTTAGGATTTGATTCACCGGTTGAGGTTAATTACGAAGATGTTTGTAAAGAATATGGTGGGGTATCTATTTTAGAAGACGAACACGAATCAAGAATGTGGAAAGAAAAAAGTGAGATTATATCATTACAAAACTTCCCAATCAGAACAAACCCATTTTGGAATATGAAACATAACTCAGATAATATCTTTAATAAAGTGGATGTTATCTTATTTGGTCAAGAAACAATTGGTTCTGCGGAGAGAAGTTGTGATGTTGTTAAAATGAGAGAGATGTTCTACACAATTGAAAATGGGGGTTACTCTCAGAAATTATTTGAATTATTTGGAAAAGATAGAGTTGAGAAAGAATTGGAAGAATTTTTATCTTTGGACTTCTTCCCACGTTTTGGAGCGGGGATTGGTCTAACAAGATTGGCGAGGGCTTACAAT